GTTTGTTTCTTCGATTGTTTCTTCAACTTTTTTCATTCCGTCTTTAGGAAGCTTCTTTTCTTTAACTACCGTCCAGTCACCAAAAGCCTTACCAGACTTTTTGGCTTCATTGATAGTCAATTGCTCTTTTACACTCTCGTATAAGTGAGCTGGTACTTTGATTCTTAAAATTGTATTATCGTTCATCTTAAAGTTATTTTATTTTATTGACCAAATGATGTACCAGTTGGAAGAATGTTGAAGTCAAGTTGAATGAATTCCGCAGTCTTGGTTGGTTGTAAGTAAATTGTACCTACTAATTGGTTACGATCTACTACATCTGGTGTGTTGTTAGTTTCGTCCATTACAACTTGGAAGGCATAAAGACCTTGACGTTGCTGTACAGACTCTAAGTATGGGTTAACTTGATTTAAGAATTTGTTACGAGTCACTTGAGTGTTAGGTTCGAATACAATTGTCTCACCAATTTGACCGATATAATCTTTAAGAGCAATCAACAAACGCCTTACATTTACACGATCAAGTGCAGATGGCTTCTGTTGGAGAGTCTTTTGACCGTAGATCACAGTACCAACTCCAGGGAATGTAGCGATTGGGTTAACTTTACCTTGATAAAGAGTATTCCTATCGTTAACAGTTAATTTCCTTTCTGGCTGAAGTACTGTTGCCAAAGCACCAAGATTCAAACCAGCTGGAGCAAACCATTCAGCACTCACCTTGTCATTGTATTCATATACTGCAGGTACCAAAGTAGAAGCAGGAACGAAATTCAATTTACCAGTTTCACGGCTTCTGATTTGTACCCATGGCCAGTAAGTTGCTGCATATGAGTTATCATATCCAACTGCTTCAGCTATTACAGGACTGATTTGCGAACCATATCCTACCATGTCAACAACTGCGATAGCATCGCCACGATTTTGTGCCAATAAAACTATATCAGATACTGCAGATGGAGCGTTTTTGCTAGTCAATCCAGGAGCATAAATTACATTGAAATCATACTCATCATTATTTTCAAGAAGGTTAATACCTACTGCATAATCTGCTGGGTGTATACCTTGAATATTAGTTGAAGGTGTTGCTACTACTGAACTTACATTTGGTATAGATTCAAAGAAGTTTACAGCAGCTTTTCCAAATGAACCGAAGATTGCTCCAGTTGAACCTCCAAAAGCACCAGCAACAGATGCTGAACCTATTAACGGAAGAGATGCGGTGTATTCATTTTGTGCAACTCCAGTTTGGCTAAAATATCCAGGAGTAGGAAGATTAACAGACTTAACTCTTACATACCTACTATTGTTGCTATAAGATCCTGAAATCTGTAAATAATAGTCACCAGTAGAATCTTGACGAACTGTTCTAGTTTGATCACCTATTACGTATGCAATATAGTTATTTTGATTAGGATCTAAAGATAGATTATTCCATGTTTCAAGAATAGTCTTACTATTGTTATAGTCATCTCCACGACGGATTATAAGACTAAATAATCCTGATCCAGAATTAGAAGCAACTACTTCCCAACGAACATTAGCAGAAGAACCAGAAGGAAGAGATCCATTAGATCCAGAATTCCAATATCCTACATTATCCATTATAGAACCTACAGATAAAGTCTCTAATTCAAATGATACAGAATTATTTCCTCCAGTATAGTAAACTGTAGTAGATCCAGAAGTATAGTAGTAAGTGTTTCCAACAAATCCTAATGTATTAGCAGTAACTGTCATAGTAGGAGATGAAAAAGAAGCACTACTATTGATAGTTGCATTAGTGTTAAATGAAGCAGGATTAGTAGTAATAACTCCAGAAGAAGTAGCATTGTTAAATACATCCTGAGCTGATGATCCAGAAAGTATCACATTAACTCCATTAAAGCTAGCAGTGTATCCTTGAGTAACAGCAGATGTTAAACTTAATTGCGCACTAGCAGCTGTAATTCCTATATTAGAATATACAGAAGAGGTTGCCGCTGTATAAGAACCAGAAGCTACCCTAGTAACTAACAAAGAATCACCGCCTTGCTCAAAGTAATTAAGCGCAGCAATTGAAGTTAGATACTCATAGTTAGCACCTCCAGAAACAAATGCAGCACCAAAGATAGCTTTGTATTCTGAATAAGAAGTTACTAACGTAGGAATGTTTACTGGACCGGTTACGGTTGGACCTAAAATAGCTGCGCCAGCAGCAACAGGACCTTGAGTTATTTGGGATAAATCGTTTTCTTGTAAGAAAACTCCTGGGCTAATAAGTGTTTCGGCCATTTATGTTATTTTTATCTAGTAATAAATATCAATACTTTATTCAAAACACTTTATTGAAATTCTCCTGTCTCTATATTTATGTTGACGTTACCGTATTTGTCTTTAAGTTCTTCTAGAAGTTGAGCTTCTCTAGTCTTTATCTCCTTTATTTTCTTCTTTTCTTCTTCTATAAGCAACTCGATTGCTATCTTTTGATAAGATAGTTCTCCTAAATTTGATGCAACTTCGATAGAGTCTTTCTTTATTAACTGTATCCTTTGTAATTCTGTTTCGGTTATATTACCCATAATAAATATATAAAACTATTGAGAGAAATAAAATGGCCCTCTAATTAAAGAGAGCCACTTGTTTATATTAAAAAACAAAAATCAGGTTATTCATCTACTTTGATGAGTTTAAAAAATGTGCTATAATTATCATTAGATTCAACTAAATCAAAGTCACTTAAAGAGAAAGCCCTATATTCTAATTCTCTTTCTTCTTGTAAAAGTTTATTAAAGTCATTCTGGAACTCAAGGTATTTTGGATTAGGTTCAGCAGAAGTAATCTTACCTTCTTCATCTCTTTCTACACTATTATATACAGGAATAGAAATGTTTCCATTTTCATCAACAGTACCGTACCTTTTAACTAACTCTTCTTTAAGCTTTTCTATAGACTGTTTTTCTTCCGATACTTTTTTAACTAAATCTGTTAACCAATACTTTGTAGTCAGTTTAATTTTTTCATTCAAGAGACCATTTAAAATAGTTTCTCCGGTTTGTTGGTTTGTAACACCGTTTAATTCTGCCTCTAGATTATAGAATTCAAATAGCTTTAACGTAACTTTTTCCATATATTATTTTGTCTTTTTGGTAGTTTTTTTAGCTACTACTTCTTTTTTAGCTGGTGCTTTCTTTACCAACTTCTTTTTAGCTTCTTTTAATTCAGTCTTTTGTTCTTCTGTAGCAACTATTTCAACAGGAGTTTCTTCAACTGCAGGAGCTGGAATTACTGGATCAAAAATAGGAGTTACAGGTGAGGAAGTTTCTTTAATATGATCTCTTACTTTACTCTTCCTAGAAGAGACAATAAAATAAGCAGCTATACCTGCAACTGCCAATAACAAAATGATTTGTAACATAAAATGATTATTTATTTATAAATATACAAAAATCATGTAAAATTTAATATAGGTTAAAAAGTTTGTTTTTGTAAGTATTATTAAGTACAAACTCTATAAGCACCAACTCCATCTACATATACAGTTATTGCTACATCAGATGCAGCTGTCACAGATCTACTATAAACACAAGTTACGTCTAAGTTAGCCGGACAAGTAGAACTATTTGCACCTCTAATATAAACTTGATTAGCATTATCATCTATAACTTTAATATATATAGTTCCAGAACTAATAGAAACTGTTCCTATAGATGCGCATGTTGTGGATATTAATCCTGCTGATAATAGAGTCCAATTAGTATTATCTGGACTGTAATATAAATCGTATGATATACTTGGAGCGGCTCCTGCTCTAGAATAGATAGTAACATTATAAGCTGGGCCGTACCCACGCCATTCACTCATTGCATGTGGAGCTGTCTGGTTTAAACTTCCACTTTGATTTGCTAACCAAAATAAAGAGCCTACTGCAGGAGTACTGCCTCCTGCTAAAGAAGAGTTAGATTGATTAGATGCTCTACCAAGTTCGGTATTAAACATACTCATTGATATAGCACCACTTGCAGGTATTGGCATAAAGTATTATTCAGCTATAGTCGTAGTAGTTGTAGTTGTACTAGTAGTTAACCAAGGAGCTGTTTGTACTAATACAGGAGGATTGATCTGGTTTTCAATCTGTTGAGCTACTGTAGCTTCAAATTGATTCATCTTGTCTACACCCATAGAAGCAGTCATCCAGTTATAAACTGTATCGTATGTTAATTGATCATAAGGAACAAATACAGAACCTGTTTCATAAGTGACATTCTGAGTTCCTATAACAGAAGACTGATAAGATCCTGTAGATCCATATAGTTGCCAATGTACCATAAATACGACATCTGTTTCACCAGATGCTGTTGGATATGATTCAAGAGGATTAAAATTCCATGTATAAGTAATGTCTAAAGCCATTATATTATGTTTTACTTTGTAATAAATATTTAAGCTCGTCTATCTGTTTTTGTTGTTCTTTGATTGCTCCTACAAGTAGAGGTATAATTCCTCTTTCTCTAAGAGATAAAGTGCCATCATCATTTGATTTAACAAGTTCAGGTAATATTTCCTGTACTTGCTGAGCTATAAAACCTATATCATCTTTAATACCAGCTAATTTACTAGACTTGACATCTTCTTTCCAGGTAAAATATACAGGTTCTAATCCTATTATTTTGTCAAGAGAATTTTCAATAGGTACAATATTAGTTTTAAATGATATATCAGATGGAGTACCAAAAGCAACAACATCACCTCTAGCAGTAAATGTACCTGCTGTTGTTAGAGACGCATTAATAACACTAGCTGCACAACCAAAATATATACTTCCAGAAGTAGTACCTCTATTTGCTATACAAAGATCACCTGCTACTGTTCCTGTGAAGAAATGATTAGATGTTGTAGCCATACCCATAGTACCTTGATACTGGGCTGCGGTATTTGCATTCATTAAATTAATACTAGGAGCAGTACCAATTGCAAAGAAATGACTATCTTGAGTAGAATTATTAACTTCTAATTTTGCTACTGGTGATGTAGTACCTATACCTACATTACCGCTATAAGCTATTGAAACTAATTCTGAACTTCCACTGTTAAATATTCCAAATCTGGCATGGCCTCCAACATTGCTTAATCTCCATGATGTAAATCCATTATATCCATACCATAAACTAGCAGCTGTATTTGAAGAAAAAGGATAAAGATAGAATGTGTTGGTACGGAAACCTATAGAGTTTCCACTACCTGCACTATCCATTTGAATAGTTGTAGTAGCTCCAAAATAGTCTGCTGTTTGATTTAAATAAACGGCGCCACTCACTACTAGTTTAACAGCAGGTGATGATGTACCTATACCAACACTTCCTGTTGGGAAAGAAATTATAGGAGCTGATGAGTTACTTGTTATAACCATTCTTTCAAATGCAGTACCTGAACCTGCATCTATTATTTTAAACTTACCGCCATCAGTTCCGTACCTACCTGCTAACCAGAGAGTACCATCAAAACCAGCACCCCAATATCCAAAGTCAATAGTAGCATTATAGTTAGAATTTCCTGCTGTTATATCTAATGTAGAATTTGAATTACTTCCGGACGCTACTTGTATTCTTGTAGCTCCTAGTACGTCTAGTTTATAGCTTGGGGATGTTGTACCTATACCTACATTACCGCTACCATTTATATATAAGTCTGCTGTGCCGTTTCTATAATAAGCAAATATTCCAGAGCTATTAAAGTTTTGTAAGTATAAAGATGAGTTTGAGTTACCCCAAGTAAATTCTCCTTTAGCTGTTCCATCGTATCTTAATTTTATAGTTGAGTAGCCACCATCTCCATCTATATATAATCCTTCTGTACCGCTTTGAGATATATGAAGTTTAGCTGCTGGAGATGTAACACCTATACCAACATTACCTCCGTTGGTAATACGCGCCCTTTCTGTATTGTTTGTAACAAATACAAGTGGATCATTTGAAATAGTACCTACTGTAGTGTATCCATTTCCAGTAATTATTTTACCAGTACTTGTTGTTGAATATTGTGTTCTGATTTCAGCTTCTACAGTATCATATACATGGAGTTTAACAGCAGGTGATGTAGTACCTATACCAACATTACCATTATAGTTAGCATGTAATGCTACTCTACTTCCTCCATTATATATGTGTGTGAGAAGTTGAATACTATTATCAGCATTAGCTGATGATACTGTTCCTTC